TGTGCCCTGCTAACATACCACCAAGCATTACAAAATCTGCACCACCTCCAAAACTTTTTGCAATATCTCCTACAACTGTGCATCCTCCGTCTGTAATTATGTGTCCTCCTAGACCATGGGCCGCATCTCCACATTCCATTGTAGCACTTAATTGTGGATATCCAACGCCTGTCATTTTGCGAGTTGTACACACCGATCCAGGACCTATTCCTATTTTTACGATATCGGCTCCTGCTAAAAGTATTTGTTCTGTTGCTTCTGGTGTACATACATTTCCTGCTATAATTATTCTATCTTTAGTTGCGGCATGTCTTCTCATTAATGCAACATAATCATTAAAACGTTCTGTATATCCATTTGCTACATCAAGACAAATCCACATTGAATCATCAGTTAATTCATCTAAATTTTGATCTAGACCGATTGTTCTTATTATATTATTGTTCCATCCCCATTCTGTAGACTCAACAAACTTACACAATGCTGTAAGCATAGGAAATTCCATAAGAACATGAGCCATAGCAATAGTTCCCGTATGATCCATATTGGATGCAATTATAGGAATTCCTGTCCATCGATGGTGTGAATGTTTGAACTTAAATGTTCTTTCTAGATTTGCTTTTTTACGTGAAACTAGGGTGGATCTTTTAGGCTTGATTAAAACATCATCAAAATCAAGTTTTATATCATCTTGTATTCTCATATCTCATCTTTAATTATTACAATTCCAGGATAATTTTTATTTTTTAAAACTAACACATATTTTAACACATCTAATATTTTATGGCAAGCTATTTCTGGGTTAATTTTACAAATAATAGTCATATTTTGTAGTTGTAATAACTGCTTTAAATCTGTAAATAGCTTATTTTTGTCCATTGTTAGAAGAGAAATTTCAAACTTAACTTTATCAAAGTTTTTAAGCTCTTCTAAAACATATAAATCTTTCGAATCTTTAAAATTTAATGTCACTAGATTTTTTAATTTAATAAGATCAAAGAATTCATTTACTTTTTTTAAGTTTTCATCTCGCCAGAATATTTTCTGTAATGTCAACGTAGAACCTGTTGGTAGAGGAAAATTATAAAGATCAATTGAATTTTGATAGCACCAGTACCTAGAAATAGATTGATCATTCCATTGTTCATTTATTTCTTTATTAAAATCTATTATAAAATTCGGCACATTTTTATTTTCTTTTTTTAAGATCCTTTTTTACTTTTTGTGCTATATACTTTGTTAAATCACCAGTATCATCCCAACCCTTAAATGGAAATCCATCTATATCATCATCTTCTTCAAAATCTGGTGCAAATTCTGGTCCTACATGAATCTTTATAATCTTAATATTATTAACTACTAATTCATCCCATTCTTCATAGTCTCCACTGTCTGGATCTGGTCTTAAATGTCTATCTCCAACATAATTAGTAAAGACAAAGTGCAATTCTTTTCCATGTTTTCGTATAACTTGCTCTATACCGTCAAAATAATCCTTGATAATATCATACAATATTCTTTTTTCATTCTTATATTCTTTACCAAGAGCAACCCAAGATTTCTTAACATCTGGCATAAATTTTGGATCATCTGCATATTGCATAATAAGTTCTATCAGGAATTCATTCAGATCATCTTCCATTCTTTTAAGATATTTTTTCTGTCCCATTTGAGAAAAAATTGTCTTCCAAGTAATCCATCTTGTTCCCCCCTTATCGGGCATACTTGAAATATCATCTGGTGCCGCAACGAGAACATCTGCATCTAATTCAACAACATAACCCCCATCTGTTCTGATACCATCTTCAATAGTCCATCTTGCAATATTATAAAATGCAGAAATTGATTTCTTTCTTCCTTGCAATCTTGCTAAATTTTCGACTCCCATATAATCAGTTACATGAAATACTCTTGAACGAGTGGGTTTTGGCCAAAGTCTTGAAAAAATGGAGGGAGATAGAGGAATTGGTAGATCGTTTATACCCGAGTTACGTAAATCGAATAACATGGTAGACAGACCTTCTGTCCATGCGGGCTTATTGGGTTTTTTCCACTCTTGAAAGCGTTCTGTTAGATATCCTTTAAATGTTCTCATATTAGTATTTAGCTTTTATGTTAGTGATAACAATTTCTTTACTTTCTTCTACTATACCAAAATCAATTTCCATAGTAGTTTTTAATAAATCAAAACAAGGCATCACTAATGAATTTTTAATATAATATAGAGTCAAAGAATCTACTACAGGTCTTATAGCTTTCAAAGGAAGAGTTGGAGGGATCAAACTCGTTTTATGTTTGGGAACCTTTGAAGAATAAAGTAACCAAGAATCATCTTGAAATTCTATTAATGGATCTATATGTTCTTCATCTTGAATAACAAGTGTGTGTTTATAAAAATATTCAATCAATGAAGATTTATGTATAATACATCTAATATTTAAATCTTGCATTCTTTATTTTTTGGACTTCTTCTTTTTCTTTGTAACAGACTTTTTTGCTTTGTTGTCTGTTTCTTCTGCTAATTTTTTTGCTTTATTAACCGCATCTTCAGCCGCTTCTTTATCTCTTGCTATTTGTTGTTTATCGACTTGTGAAATTGCCTCAGCATATGCTTTTTCAAGTCTTTTTACTTCATTTTCAAGTGTATCTACAGGTGTTGCTATATCTCCGCTTTTCATTTTAATCCTTTTAAAATTGTTCTTGTTCAGTTGAACCTTCAACTGCACTCAAAGTATTGCTGTTTGTACAAATTTGTCCAACTGCATCAAAATAACCCGCCCCAACTTCACGTTGATGCTTTACTGCAGTAAAACCCTTATCCTGTGCTTCAAATTCTTTTTGTTGTAAGTCTACAAATCCAGTCATTCCTGTTTTTTTATATTTTCTTGCTAAATCAAACATACTATAATTTAAACTATGAAAACCAGCAAGAGTTATAAACTGATATTTACATCCCAATTCACCTAAATTATCTTGAAAATCACGTATTTCTGTATCATTTAATTTTGCTTTCCAATTAAATGATGGAGAACAATTATATGCAAACATTTTTTCAGGAAACTCTTTACGAATCTCTTGTATAAATTCTTTACATTCTCCCAGGTCTGGTAAAGATGTTTCCATCCAAATTAAATCACAATATGGTGCATATGCAAGTCCTCTAGAAACTGCTTGTTCCATTCCTGCTTTTACTCTAAAAAGACCTTCTTCAGTTCTATCTTCTTTCGGTGGAAGCATGTGGTTCCACTGTTTTTTTTCAATAAATTTATGATCATAAGGATCAGAATCAGAAGACAATAATGCTCCTGCTAATGAATCTGTTCTTGCAATTATTACTGTATCAACGCCCATTATGTCTGCCGCAAATCTTGCTGAAATAAGTTTAGAAATCATTTCCCGAGTAGGTACTAAAACTTTTCCTCCCATATGTCCACATTTTTTAGCAGAAGATAATTGATCTTCTAAATGTACACCTGCGGCACCTGCTTCAATCATGTCTTTCATTAATTCATGTGTATTAAGTACTCCACCAAATCCCGATTCCATATCAGCAACAATAGGAAGAAAATAATCTATATCTCCTGTTCCTTCCATTGTTTGAATTTGATCTGCACGAATAAATGTATTATTGATTTTTTTAATTACTGTGGGTACACTACTTGTTGCATATAGTGATTGATCTGGATACATTTCTAAACTATCATTTGCATCTCCTGCTACTTGCCAACCACTGAGATAAACAGATTTTAATCCTGCTTTTGCTTGTTGCAATGCTTGATTTCCTGTTAATGCTCCTAATGCATTTACATAATTTCGATTTTTAGAATGTAGTCTGTTCCATAATTTATCTGCTCCTGTTTTTGCTAGAGTATGTTCTATTTTGAGAGACCCCCCTAACCGGTCTACATCTTCTTCTGTATAAGGACGTGTTATATTGTCCCATCGATTCTTTTTGAATCCAATCATTTTTATTCACTCCCCCCTAGAGAATTTGCGTTATCGTATTTGATTCGTAACGATGTGCTTTAAAACAACTATTATGTGATCCTGTTATATAGTTATTTAGTGGGGAGGGGTATTCTGCGAATTCTGGAATAACATATTCCCACATTAATTCGCCTTCTGAAGTTACTTCAAATATTCTTCCAAATGCACTTTCACAAATAGAATAACTTCCATTCCAAAGTTTTTCTACACTTCCCATATAAGGTGAGAAAAATGCAGGAGGCACTTCATCAACATATAACCAATCTATTTTTTCTGTTACTGGATTATATTCAACAATACGAGAATGATGTATAGAAGCTGGTCGAATATTACCATTATCAAAACACAATATATTTCCATCTTCAGTCATTGACGGATCATGTTGTTGTGCTAATAAAGGATATTTAATTTTCAAAACAATTTCTTTTGTAGTTTTATTTACTGCTATTATTCCACTTGTAGTTCTTAAACTTAACAAAACAAGTCCATCTTCTGTTTGATGTACTCCATTAATCATTGGCCAATGATCATCATTAAAACATTCATGTATAGGCCACTCTTTTTTAGTAAGATGTTCCCATGCTCTCCATTCCCAAACTACTTCACCTTTTGGATTTACTTCTTTTACAATATCTGATTGTTTATCATTCCATTCAGCCGCAACTGTATAGATTAAATTTCCATTTGGCAACCATTGAGCATCATGGTGATGATAGATATCTTCATGTTCCCATACAATATCTCCTTTTGGTGTAACTTCCATGAAATGTCCACCATGCCAAATATCCCATGATGGATAAAGATTTGCTGACTTTGCATGACTACCATTGTAACCAAGATTTCCAGATTTACGACCTTGTACATAATCTAGTATTACTGCATCTCGACCGGGTCTTACTGGAAGTTTCCATTCGTGAACAGTATCGCCATCAATAGCAATTAATTTTACTAAACCATTACCAGTTTGTGGTGCATACAAAGTATAACATCCTGAAGACCAATCCATATCCCAATGAATTAATCCCGTTTTTCTGCGTTCTATTGTTGATTTCATGCTAACTCTGATTCGTGCCAGTTATGTAAAAGATAGTATCCCAATGTTGATACTGTCATAAAGAAAGCAAACCCCAAACCAGTAGCAGTAAAAATAAGTGCTATTACTAATGCAGTTGCTAAATCTGCTTGTGCATACATTATCATTACGCCTAATCCACCCCCTTCACTTCCAGAGCCAATAATAAACTCTCCTACGATTGCACCTATAACAGATAATCCTGCTGATATTCTCAATCCCGCAATAACATTAGGAGTAGCGGCTGGTAAACGAAGTTTGAAAAAATTAACAAAACGTGATTGATTATGCATTTGAAAAAGTTCAACTAAACTAATAGATGTTGATTTTAATCCTAACAAAGTATTATTAATGATTGGAAATAATGAAATAATTAAACTTATAATAACAACTGATCTCATTTCAAATCCAAACCAAAGAACAATCAATGGAGCTACTGCAACTGCAGGAAGTGTTTGTAATAATATTGCATAGGGATAAAAACTACGTTCTAATATTTTTGATTGACTCATAATTGCCGCAGAAGTAATACCAATACTAATTGCTAAAAGATAACCATATAATGCTTCTTGAAAAGTAATCCAAAGTCCACCGATAACCATATCAAAATCTGTTATAAATGCTTGTAAAACTTCTAGGGGATTTGGTAAAAGAAAAGACATATTATAGAGATGGGCCGCTAATGCCCACACAAATAAAAATATTATTAATACTAGAATCGGTGGAATTATATTTTTCATGATCTTAATTTTCCAGAAATATCATTAATAAGTTTATGATATTTATTTGATGATCTCAATTTTTGATTTCTGTTCTTAAAAGGAATATCAACAATATGTGTAATACTTCCAGGTCTTGGAGACATAATAACTACTCTATTAGAAAGATAAACTGCTTCTGGAACATTATGTGTCACAAGTATAGCAGTAAATTTATCTTTTTTCCATAATGCATATATCTCTTCTTGTAAAACTTCACGGGTTAATTCATCTACTGCAGATAATGGTTCATCCATAAGAAGATAATCAGGGTTTAATACTAATGATCTTGCTAGAGACAATCTCATTTTCATGCCACCAGATAATTGATGAGGATAGTTTTTTTCAAATCCGGTTAATCCGACTTGAGAGAGGGCAGAACGAGCCTTTTCGACTCGTTCTGCTTTAGGGATAAGTTCTAATTCCATTAAAAGTTCTATATTTTTCTGCACATTCCTCCATGGAAGTAATGCAGAATCTTGGAACACAAAAGCACCTTTATCAGGTTTTACTACTCTTCCATGAGTAGAAACTAAACCTGCAATAATTCTTAATAAGGTAGACTTTCCGCAACCAGAGGGTCCAACAATAGAAACAAACTCTCCTGTACCGATGTCTAAATTTATTTCTGCTAATGCATGGACATCATCAAAATGTTTAGTAACACCTGAAATGTCAATCATAATAAACTCTCAATTAATTAAAACATCCCTTTTTAAATGAAGTATCATATGACGAATGTGGATCGAAATCCGCAGGTAATACGTTAACTTCTTTCAGTTGACTTGCTAATTCAACCCATCGTTGAGGATCTTGACATCCAATCTTGCTCCAATCAGCAGGAAGAAAATCTGCCTTCATAAGTTCAAGAGCATTGTTATGAATTTCAGCATTTACTTTTTTACTCTTTGAAAGAATAAAATCTCTAGTTGGTTTTGGATCAACTAAAGATTTATGAAAAGAAATACTAAGACGATCAACAACTGCCTGAACTAATGCACGATTTTCTTTGATCAACTTATCACTTGTGAACAAAACACTATATGGTCTGTATCCCAAACTTTCTACAGTAATTTGTTCATTAGGAACACCTTTTGCATCCAGTCTTGCTGGTAAGAAAAGAGAATATCCTTGTTGAAATTGTTGTGGAGTTCTTGCAAATAATCCAAGATCACCTGTCAATGGGAATTCTTTTACTTTATTTAAACCATAAGTATGTTTAACCCATTTCCAATATGTAATACCCATTACAACTGCAAAGGGTCTACCATCTAAATCTTGAACACTATTTACACCAGTATTTGGGTGATAAACTAATGTGTATGGAACATGACCAAGACTAACAAAAATAGCTTTAAGTCCTGCACCTTTTGCATTAGCCATCATTACACTATCTGATCCATTAAGACCAAATTCTACTTGACCAGATGCTACTGCCGTAGTAGTTCTAACTTTTGGTCCACCCGATTTAATTGTAATTTCAAGGTCTGGATTATGTGCATTATCAAATTGAGCCTGCCAGAATCCACTTTGATTGCCCTGTGGAAACCAGTCCATTAACAGGGTCACTTTTTCTTTGGCATAAGTAACACTCATCATCATAAAGAATGCTACAATAACTGCGAAAATATTTTTCATTTTTTACTCTCCATTAATTAGTAGGGAATTTATTAACAACACCTTTTACAAAGTATTGCATTGTTTCTAATTCTGGTCTTTTAAGAGTACCAGCGGGAATTGTTGAACCATCCTGTTTCGTAATTCCTTGAGAGAATGGATACCATTCATCCAAATCATCATTAATCCAGTTCATTTTAACAGTTTCAACTTTATTAACAACAGAGCCAGGAACATTCGCTCCCCATGGTGATAGACCTACACAATTTTCTTTCAAACCCCAATTCCATCTTTGATTCATTTTGAGTTTTCCATGTGCAAGTTGATCTACTATATGTTTGTAAAGAACATTCCAGTTGAACATCATACCCGTGATGTATCGATCTGGTCCATTACTTCCCATAGGCGCATCATTCCCCATACTCCATACTTCTTTACCATCAGTTTTCCACGCTTGTTGTGCAAGAGTTACTACACTAGGTGAATCTGTTGTTGTAAAGAGAATATCATTTCCAGCATCAAGAAGTGCTTTAGCCGCATCCATATCTTTAGGTGGATCGAACCATGAGTTAATCCATACAATATTAACTTCAATGTCTGGATTTACTGTTTGGGCTCCAATAGTTAGAGCATTAATATTACGAATAATTTCAGGTATCGGATGTGAACCAACTACACCAATCTTATTTGTTTTTGACAACATTCCAGCCGCAATTCCTGTAAGATATCGTGCTTGAAATGAGTGACAAACGTAGTTGTCCATATTTGTATCGTTACCTTTGTAACCCGTGGCGTGCATGAAAATTGTATCAGGACTTTTCTTTGCGGCTTTCACCATTCCATCCATATAACCGAATGAAGTTGCAAAGACAATATCGTGTTTTCTTGCGAGTTTACGGAATACTTTTTGGGATTCTGACTCTGGTACCATTTCTACCATTGAGACTTCATACCCATGTTTTGTTAAGGATTGAAATCCTTGATGATGTCGCATTGACCATCCGCCATCATTTTTTGGTCCCACTAGAACATAACCAACTGATATTTGCTTTTTTGCGTTAGCAATACCAATTAATGCTATACTCAAAATGAGTACAGCAAGGATTTTTAACTTATTCATTTTTCTCCTTCCGAGAAAACAAAAAAAGCGGTAAATCTTCCAATCTACCGCTATTTATTAACTTACTTTGAGTATATTCCCCAAAGTACCCATATAGCAACTAGACCAACGAGTCCTTCGCTTCCTAGTTCCTTAACGACCGCTAATACAGAACCAATTACGTCCAAACCAAGAAATGGAACTGCGGCTCCGAATAGGATCTGAAGCACTACTCCGAGTGCTATAAAAGCTAGACCAATTTCGGTGAGAGATTTAACCCAACCGAGAATTTTTTCTACCATTTATATTCTCCTTAAAGATTGTTAATATTCTAACAATAATACTTCAAATCCTTCCATGGTGATTCGTTAGAATAGATTGAATTATATCAGATTAAGCATCCCACCATTTTTCCCAAGGAAAATTAATCCAGGTATTCGTGGAATCTTTAGCAATTTCTCTGACATAATATTTCGGTTCAAAATTACATTCATTATTCCACCAAAGAGTAGCAAATCGAACATCTACTCCATTGGCTTTTTTAATAATATGTTCTTTCATCCTATGAAAGGTTTCACCAGAATCACAGATATCATCAACTATCAAAACTCTCTTATCAGTAGGTCTTGGTAAATAGTCTTCCCACTCAGGAAAGTCTCTTAAAGCTGATTTCACAGATTTAAATGGTTTTTTGAACCAATGTGATAACATCACACCAGGAGTTAATCCCCCTCGTGATAATCCAACAATCACTACTGGGTCGAAATTATCAAGAACGATATCTCTTACGAGAACATGACAATCGTTACGCATTTCTTCCCAACTATACCATAGTTTGTTCATGATGAATCTCTTAAATCAATTAATGACTCTTTCCAATTTCCCAATTGTGAATTAATTTCTTCTTCTGATACAGAAATTGGATTAGTAATTTGCAGAATCTCCCCTTCATCAACATCCCATGTATCGCAATCAACATCAGTTGTGAGTTCGGGTTTGTTTTGAAAAACAAAAACTTTTCCATCTTTATCCCTAGCAAGATATTCAAAATGTGTTGGTACTAGAGTTTCGACAGTTAATTTTTTCATTTCGTTATATTTATGAGAATAGATCGTTTTGACTTTTTAAAGCATTTTTAATGTCTTTATTTAAATCTTTTGTTCTTTGTTTTTCTGCATTTTCTTTTTTTAATCTTTTACGCATTGAAGGCTTTACGTAATATTCTTTCTTTTTTAAATCTTGTATAATTCCCTCATCATTAACTTTATTTTTAAAAATTTGCAGAGTTCTAAAGTTATTATTATTTTTATTTTTTACACTAATTCTCACTACACTTTTTGACATAATTAACCATTTAATTGTTGTTTTTTGTTATGAATCTCTTTATCAATAAGAAGAATTCTTTGATTAATATCCGCTCTTTCAGAATATGCTTCTTCTGTATTTCTTGAATCTAAAAGATATTCTTTTAAATGTTCTAAATCTTCTAAACTCATTGTATGAAAATTTAATTGGTCCATTTGAATCGATGGGTTTTTTAGTTTATAATAAACAATTAATGTTGAATCTTCATTTTTAATTATTCTTTTAACGTGTTTGGCCTGTGAAGTCTTTTCCCCACAGGCTAATACTCTCTCCAGAAAGATCAAAAGATCCGATAATTCTCCGAAATAAGTTCATACTTTCTCCTTTTTTTTAAGTTATTCAATTATTTAGATAACGGAGATATCACTTTTTTCTAGCTGGCATTGCACGGGAACCAAACCAAAAACTTATAATAGCGGCAAATAGAGCCTCAGTTTCATCATCCCATACAATATTAATAGTTTGATTTAAATCTGCATCCATTTGTATTGCTTGCCATACAAGTACTATTTTAATACCTATAAATGTCAATACAAACACATACGTTATAAAAGGTCTTACAAAGGCTCTTAACGAGTTTATAAAACCCCCTTGTTGACCTAATGCAGTATCATGTTCAAGAAGCATTTTCTGTTCATCAAAATCTTTTTTTGCTTGAAACAGTTTAATATCTAAATCTACACCTGCTTTTTTTGCTTCTATCTGTAATTTAAATTCTTCTTGTTTTGCTTTTTTTTCTTCTTTATCTTTAAAGAAGTCCATTATGGTGGGTACAGTGGAAGTAGCAAATCCCAATACACTTCCTAATAATGTCAGCATAATATTCCCTTATACATCAGTTCCATCATTTTTAAAACTGTCAGTTAAATTTTTTAATTTAGTATATGCTTGTTTAATTCGATTTTCTTCATCACTAATTTTTGCATCAAATGAAGATGTATCTGCTTCAAACGTATAATAGATGTTTGATGCGAGAGGGTTATCTGGATTTTTTTGTCTTTGATATTCATTAGCCCAAACCCAGACTTGTGTTTGGTATGTATTTTCGGAATTTTCTGTGTCCCAAGGAATTAAATTATGTACTTTATAATAAGCCTCATCCACAATTATTCCATTAGTAGTCAAATAAGACTTTTTAATTGCCATTATTCGCTAAGTCCTGTGATTCCTTATGTTCTGGATCATCTTTGTCTTTGAACCAATAATCGGTACTTTTTGCTAAAACCGCAACATAGGCTCCAACCAAAATGTTTATTAATTGCATATGATTGTCTGCAGTTTCACCACCAAAAAATAACAAATATATTAATATTAAAAATGTTCCCATAATGGCCCAAGACAAACTAATCCTGGCCCACCAATTTTTTGATTTTCTTTTTTCTATAGCCGATAATTGTTCATCGGACTGTTTTGTAGATTTTGCCATTATATTTCCTCATAATATTTCAGTTTAAAATATAATATTAACCTTCTGTAGGCATTGCAGTAATAGTTTCTCCGCCTGCTTCTGCATCTCTAATTTTTAAAGCACTACCGTATGCTTGATCTAAAATATCAGTATTCATATATTTTACATTAGTAGGATCATATCCAAACTTAACTAAAAATTCCTGTTTTTCTGAAACTGTAAGGTCTGTTTCTCCTTCAGGAGTTTGAGTTTCTACTTCTGCTTCTGCTTCTGCTTCATTTACTATTTGATCTAATTGATCACCAATAGTAACTTCTTCATTTTGTTGAAGAGGATCTACTATTTCTACATTAGCAAAAGTATCTTCTTTAGAACTTTGCACTTTAACATCATCTGTATGATGAAGAAGAAGTTTTTTAAGTTCTTCTTTTTCTGCATCGGACAAACTTTCAAATAACTCTTTTACATTTAACATTTTTTTCCTTTTAAACTGGTGCTACTTGTTCATCATCAAATTCACATCCACAAGGATTCTCAGACGAACATTCACATGGATCACAGGTGCAATTTGAACATTTGCATTCTGGATTATTACACATTTTTAACTCCTTTATATTTATGTTTATACGGGATTCTGTTGATTTTTAAGTATTTATTCCATGTTTACTCTTATAATCTGCTATTGCACCCTTAATTGCATCTTCTGCAAGAACAGAACAATGAATTTTTACTGGAGGCAATGATAATTCTTCTACAATTTCAGTATTTGTAACAGCAAAAGCCTCATCTAAAGTTCTTCCTTTTACCCATTCAGTTGCAAGTGAAGAACTAGCAATTGCAGAACCACAACCAAATGTTTTGAACTTTGCATCAACAATTTCCTTAGATTCTGGATCAACTTGAATCTGCAGTTTCATTACATCACCGCATTCTGGAGCGCCTACAAGAGCAGATCCAACACTTGGATCGTTCTTATCAAGACTTCCTATATTTTTTGGATTTTGAAAATGATCTACTACTTTCTCTGAATATGCCATATTAGTTCCATCCTAATTTTTGTTTCCCGTCTGCTGGAATATCTTTTACTGGTGTAAAACTCTCTCCACATCCACAGACATGCTCAAATTTGAGCCGTTTAAATATAAAACCCTGTTCCACCAAATTTCCTACTTTATAATCTACTTCTACATCACCAATTATATCATTAAGAATGTATTCATCTACTACTAATTTAACACCATGCTGTTCAAAAATTAAATCTGTTGAATCATTAACCTTATCTTCATAATCTAAACTATACTTCCAACCAGAACATCCGCCTGAATTTGCTCCTATTCTTAAATATGAATCCGTCCAATGTTTATCTTCACCGATACACATTTGTTTAAATTCTACCGCGGCCTTTTCTGTTATTTTTAATTCACAAGTAGTCTGCATTGTTCATTCCCATCCAATTAGGTGTTGTTTCAGTTTTAGTCTCCGTATGTTCGTACATAAAAGAAGTCCTACAGCCACAAGAACCTTTAGCTGAAGGATTGTTAAATTTTAATCCTCTATCATTTAAATCATCTGACCAATCAATTTCCGTGCCTTTAATATATAGATGACTCTTTTTGTCACATAAAATTCCTAAACCATATGATTCAAACTCTAAATCAAACTTTCCTTTTCTAGTATCAAAGTCTACTGTATAAGTAAATCCTGAACATCCTCCGCCCTTAACTCCAACCCGTAATACTGTCTCACCAGATACTTTTTGGTCTTTCATAATGCTTAATATTTTACTAGCGGCTTTTTCTGTTAAGCTGATCATTTTCTCCTGAAGAACCCCATCCATTACAGATGGGGTGCGCCAATTATTTTTTTTCAACAAATTCATAAAGTTCAGTAGCTTTATTCTTTATGTCTTCAATAGTATAATTTTTGGGTTGGAGGCCTTTAAACAACTCCATATTTGCTGTACCTTCTTCTTTTGCAAATTCCCATGCATCAATAGCGAATTGTGTTTGTTTTTGCTGTTGATCATAAAGATAACCAGAAGCCATCTCTAAAAGTCTAAATCTTAATTCATATGGATTAGACATATTTTCTCCTTATGTGTGTGTTGTGTGTGTCTGATTGTTTCTGTTCCAAGGCACAATCATAAGCCCGCCAGCGATTAAGCGGCTAATGCCACTTGTGCTGAATAATAATCGTTATTATTTGCGATTAATTTAAATGACATTTTACATCTGTCAAGATGATCTCCTCTGTATAATCACATCCAATCGAATTCTATTACAGCCCCTCCAAAGAATCACCCACCAAAATAAAAATAAGTTCCCGCCATAATTATACCAATTACAATTAACACTACTACTATGGCCATATCTGCACTACTCATTGATGTTCCTTTGGTGGAGCTGATCGGAATCGCACCGATGTCTTAAATGCTACTCTACAGTATCATCGATAAAACTATTTAGATAAATCTTGGGTCACATCTTTAATTTTTTCTATTTGTTTAGTAATAATTTCTTCACGATTCGGCCAATAAATATAATCTTTGTCTGGATTTTTCATAAGATTATATAAAAGAGGTAAAATTAATTGTTCAATTTTACTCATATCTTCTATATATTTTTCTTCTAAATAATCCTTTTTATAACCAATTTCTTTAATAGCAGAATCTATCTTCTTTTCCAATGCTGAAAAATCTTTTGATTTCGCTTCAACTTGTTCTATCTTTTTTTCTACTTCAGTAGTTTTTTGTTTATATTCTTCATCATCTACTGCGGAAAAACCGAAGTCAAAACTAGCATATTCATCTGGTATTTGTGCCATGTTCGTATCCGTATTTGCAAATCCAATAAGAGTCAACTATATCTGAAATGGGATTTTTATCACACTTTGTCTGAAATTCTTTTGTAAGTTCTCTCTGTGTGTCAGACACAAAAGAATCATACATTAATTCTTTATTTGCGTTTCCCTTATCGGATGCGTATTTTTTAATTACTGTGGGAGGTATCATTTCATACCTCAGTTTATAATTGAGTAAAGTATGTTTTAAAATTGCCATATTTTCCGCAATTTGTAAAACTCTTTGTCCGCTTGCGGCATAGGCATAATCTTCAATATAGACTATTTTGGGTCTTTTAGTGTATTTTACAATACAGTCTATTACCCAAGAAGATAGTCCTAAATATCTTTCCATCTCTGTCTTATATTTAGGATATTCTGTGATTTGAATATTAGATAAAGAACCCCATCTATCAAGTTGTCTATCGTTTTTTGCTAAACAATAATGTTTAATGTTTTCATATTTCCATTCACCATCACATTCTGTTACTGCTGGACTGGTTAGTGAATAATCAATTCCCACATGCAAATCATGTATCCCAGTTATCATCGTCCTCTTCTTGTAGTTCTATCATCTCTCCACAATAAGAACAAAATTGTACTTTTTCTTCGTCTTCTTCATGAATAATAACTTCGTACATTTTTGAACAAAATGTACATTCAATTTTTTCAACTATCTCCATTTTTGTCTAACACTTCCTCTAATTCTCCTACAGTCAGATAAACCTTACCTTCCAAAAAAATCTGAGGAACCTTTTTACTTCCTGTAACTGACAATATTTTACCAAACAGTTTCTTATCTGCTTGAATGAACATGTATTGTTTTTTATGTTTATCTAATAAAGACTTTGCTTTGTCGCACATTGCACATTCTCTGAAAGTAAAATGTCCAACAACATAATTTCCTTTATTAAAATCTATTTCGTATTTTAACATTATAAATCCACTACTTCACAGCCTTCATCTGCGGCACAAGCCAATTCCTGTGATCCTACAGTAAAATCTTTTTCTTCATATGAAGACAATAATGACCAATCAACATTTTTAGGCATTGCTTTTAATGCTGTTGTATATTCTTCTTCCGTACAATCTTGATACGGTGCTTGTCTGTATGTATGCTCCGAAAAAGGAAGAAAAGATATTCCACTAATATCATCAAAATTATTCCAAACCCAATTCCCCATTTCTGGCCATTCTTGTTCTTTAACAGAAATAGTAATAGAGGGTTTATGTTCACACCAATGTTTTTGATATGTAGACCAAATTTTTAATTGATCTATTGCAGTTATATCTGTTCTACATATTGCATTTTTTGGACCTTTCATAGGAAACGAAAATACAGTTGTATGTTTAGGTCTTAGTACATCTGGTTCATTTGGAAATTCTGCATCTTTCATGAATTTACAAAGGGGGTCTTTATTATCCGCACGAACCGTTCTAATATAGTATGGATTATGACGAGCATGTATACCACTAGCAGAGTCAACAAGCTGGCTAACCGTACCAGAAGGCTTGACACAAGTGATAGCCGCTGATTGTTCGATTCCGAGTTTTTCTGAAAATTCTTTGTTTGTTTTGATTGCGACATTTTTTAAAGTTTCCAATAAATCTTCTAGTTTACCTTTTTTTCCATTTGTTAAAGAATTATCCATTATTCCTGTGAGGGAGACGCCCAAAAGCCGCTCCTCCTCGCAATTCTTCTTCCACTCTCTTGAGAGATATTTGAAACTGGTGAGGGTTGATTGAAATGTTCCAAGGATAGTTGCAGTTCGAACTTTTTCTTCCAAAGATTTGGAATCGTCCCCTCCTCTGACCACGACTTCTGAAAGATTGCAGAATTCTCTGCTTCTAAGAATAATCTCGCTACACGGATTGGTACCAAAATCTTCTTTTGGTTCTCTTCTGGTTTTTTCTTCACTATTCAACCTTTCTACTTGATGTTTAGCCGCTTGGCTGTTATAAATTCCTCGTTCTCCCGATTTTGAATCATAAAGAGATAACCATTCTCTCATAAAAGTTCCAACATCTGGCTTTTCTTTATAATTTACAGAATTATTTGCAAGGGCTCTTTGTGGATTTGTTTCCCACCATTTTCCCGATTTTGCATGTCTCATTGATTCATCATTAAGATTAGATAAACTAATAAGAGCGGATCTACGAACCCCTCCAACAACAACTATTTCTGCAATTTTGCATACGATATCATGAGACTCAACTGATTTTAATTTTCGTCCAGAAGCATTCTGAAATGTACTTATAGTAAATACAAAAAGATCCTCTAATGGTTCAGGACCTGATGCTCTTCCCCCAAATGTTTTAAGAGGAGATCCTGCGGGTCTTACATTAGATAAATCCCATTTTGGAATTTGTCCTTGCCACAATAATGATAATAATTCTTTATATGCTTTAGCCCAACCAAGTTTAGAATCTGCAACTATAATTGTCGTATCTGTTTCATAAAATTCTTCTGGTAATTCTGGAAGCTGATTAACATATTCTTCTTCAACTGAAAATCCCACACCTGTTCCATTCATCAAAACATAAAGAATTTCATCAAATGAACGTGGACTGTCTACTTTAACATAAGAACAATTATAGCCTGCTATATTTTCTTTTTTAAGTGCTTCTCCAGCGGTCATTAAACATCTCATTGATGGCATTACATCAAGATTTGTAATTGCTTCTCGTAAATCTGCCTCTAATCCATTATCAAGATTAAAATTGTGTTTATCTCCTAAATGTTCTTTAAAAAAATTCAAATATCTATCAACCGTTTCTTCCCAGGATTCCCGTCTTTTAAGATCATAATTCCATCTTGCGTATCTTGATAAATGTATAAACGATTGATATTCGGTTGGTAGAGGCATTATTCAACTCCTTTCAGTTTTTCTAAAAATTCTTTTGATTCTCGTTCAGACAATCCATACTTAGACATAACCCAACTACCGTTCAAATTGTCTTTTATAATTTTCATTTCTTTTTGTGAAAAAGTTACAGAATTAAACATATAATCTTCAAATGCTTCACAACATATAGAAAACTTTGGTTCTACTAATTCATACATTGCTTCTGCATAATCTCTTGTTTCTTGTTGTGTATGAGAATCCATTCTCAAATTACAAAATTTAAAGAAATTATTTAAATCTATTTTCCAGATACATTCTGTATAATTCGAAACTGGTAAAATTACTCTTGCTAATTCCCTAGCAATTCCTTTAAATCCTTCATAAAATCCATCTAAATCATTAGGCTGTGAAATTTGTCTGTAACAACCTTTTGCATGTTCATTAACATCATACATCCGTCCAAGGACAAGCTGTTTGTTGTCTTCATCTAATTCTGTTCCTCGACCTTGATTATTTTGTTTTGATTGTTCGTGTACATCTTTTTCCGCAGGCAAATAAAATTCGTCACTCATGATAGAATAACGACCTGAGTATTCATTTATATTAGCAGTTCTATGTCTAACAATTTGTCTCATCACAAATATTGGTAGCTTCAAATGAAACTTCACTTCACACATCTCAAATGGTGATGTGTGTTGATGGCGCATTAAATATCGAATTAGATTTCTTGTTTGTGAAACTTTTCGTGTTCCAGTTCCATAACTAATTCTTGCGGCATTTTCAACTTCTTCATCACTACCCATCACTTCTAATAATTTCACAAAACCATGCTTATGCACTTGTTTTTCACTTATCATAATTTAAATTCTAATAATTTTGTTTTTGCAGTTAATCCTTGATAGGTATTATGCTCAATAATATTCATAACATCTACATTATTTAAAATCATATCATTAATGTCTTTTTGTATCACATGTCTTGGCCAAATAACTATTTTCTGGTTATTTGCAATTATTCTATCCATTTTTTTAACAATTTCTTTATTTCTTTTCTCATTATCATAAACAAATACTACATCAATATTCTCAAACATTTTCCTATATGCAGATAAATCAGCACCGGCCATAGCAAGAGAATTTTCTACAAATAAAGAATCTATTGGACCTTCGACTATGTATGTCGTTTTATTTTCGTCCCATGTATTCATCCCAAAAATTTTGGGAGAATTTTCTTTAACTTTTATTGTAACATATCTTAATTTGGATTTACCCCTCAATGATCTTCCTTGAGCGGCAATCATATTATAATCTTTATCAAAAAAAGGTATAACTAATCTGGGATCATTTTCTATTAAATCATAATTTGTATCAAGATTTAAACTTTCGACCCACTTTTTAAAATCTTGTGCGAAATAAAGATACTTGTATTTAGTGACTTCAATATTTCTAGATTTCACATATTGTTTACAAAAATGTTCATCCTCTAAATCTTTCACACAAGGAATATTTAAATCAATTTTTTGAAATTTTGGTGTTTCAAATTTAAATTCGGGCTCTTGATAATTACTAAATTTATTCTCGCCTGTCTTATATCTCTCCATAATATATTCTGAATGCAGTCTTACATCTAACTCTTTCAAAAAATTTGAAAAAGATTTTCCTACTCCGCAATTATGACATTTATAAAAAAGATCATTATCTTTTCTATGAATATATCCTCTAGCTTTTGTTGATTTTTTTTGAGAATCACCACAGATAGGACATCGAAAATTCCAAAGAAATTCTCTTTTTTGCTTAAATATTGGGAGACGATTAGATAACAGATTCAAATATTTTACATCAATATAAATGGACATAATACCCGAAGGAATTAAAGTTTTATTAAAATTATATCAGATTTAATTAGAAAAGTCAATCACCAAGAGGCTAATGATAATATTTTTTGAATTGATTCATCAGATACATTTAACTGATAAGCATAATTATAAACGGGGGATAAATCTCTAACTTTATTTTTATTTTTTATAGATACAACTAATTTATAAACTTTTTGTTCATTTTCATTCAGTTGACTCATTTGATCCCCAATCTCTTTCTTCAAGTTTAGCTGGACTTACATTTTTATTTAAAGCTAAAGTATCTGCAATATCAAAAGGATGATGTTGAGTGGGGGAAGAATAAGCTATTTGATCAGATAATGTGGTTAATGCTTCTGTATTTCTATCAACCGCCTTTACTAAATGTTTTATATCGGTTTTCAATACGGCCGCATCTTCTTTTAGTTCTATAATATTAACAAGACTCCAACCAACTATAGCTATAGTAGCGGCACTTATTGGACCTACGAAATATTTCTCGAATTTATTGTTTATCATGTTGCCTTTTAAAATTTGAATATGATCATCACAATAAATTCAGTGGTAGAAATATTTAGTAGTTTCATTATCTTCATGTATTAACAATAGTTCCGCTAGTGTCTCTGATTGTTACCAAACCATGTGCCCCATCAGAATTATAACATTTTGCGGAAAAAGTTGCATCACCATTAGAATGATAAGTTTGTATTGTATTTACTCCTGATCCATTATTTGTTTTTACAACCATCTCTCCTTTATCATCAGCAGAAGTTCCTTCATGATCAACAACTATTTCACCCAATTTATGCATAGCAGTTGTTGTTATAATTGTAGTAATCTCCCAATATTCATTTAATGTATGACCAGTTGTTGCGGCAAATGTAACAGTTATTCCTTTATTTAATTCTTGTGCAGATCCTGTCATTGCAACACCAGTCGCTTCCCATGTTGATCCTCCGTCTTCTGACCAAGTATATGTGTCAGTAGCGGCCGCCGCATCAATTTTCACTCGATAAGTTCTGACATCAGTTGAATTATAATTTCCACCATATGTCATGTCATCTAAACCACTTCCAGTAAATGTAGTTGAACCATACCCCTTAAAATAATCATTAGCAGAATCTTCACCATCGGACCATCCTTGAAACGCAATATTAGTTAATCTAGCAGTAGCTCCATCGCCTTCTGTATGGTTTTGTATTGTAAGTGTGTCTCTTGCTATCATTTTACTCCCACAAAAATTGATTTAAATTTATCATTAATGTTTTGTTTATTTGTCTTGTCTTCTTTAAATTGTTTTAAAAGATAATCTAAATTTCCTTGCTTTTCTTCTGCTCGTAATTGTTTCTTACTTTTAGGTTCTTCTCTCAATTTAAACATTCTAATAATAGAAGAAATAGTTTCATTATCACTATTATTTATATTTCTTTTAACCAATTCTTCTTTTACTTTCTTTGCAATTCTATGATTAATATCATATTGTTCTGCAAGAATATCAATTTCTTCGTGATAAGATGTTTGTTCTCTAAACGTTGTGAAATCCAGCATTTTTCCGTCCGTATTTAAGATAAATCATAGAACCCGTTAACTCATCTTGTAAAACAATGGGTTTACCTGGATTAGCCCTTCCATATTGTCTAATAGCTTCTCCAACTTCATCGTTACCCACATACTGTTCATATTTAGCATAACGGCGTTTACCGTATCTTGCTCTCATAAAAGTTTCGGGTTTAACCATAAAAACTTCTGAGCCAGCAAATTTACTTCCTTTTTTTATTTTCTTTTTTCTGACTCCTGGTTCTGCTTGTCCTGGAATAGAAGGATTTTCTACACCAATTCCTGCAATAGCACCACCACCAGCGGCTAGTCCATCTTCATTTAATTCTTCTTCTTTACGTTCAACTTCTTCTATTAATTGACTCATTTCTTTTTTATTATATTTACATTCTTGTAAAAATGATATATATTCTTTCTCTAAAAATGTTTGATCATAGTATAATCTTGCATTTTTATTTTCTTCTTTCATTAAAAATAAAGCCGCCGCAAAAGAAGCAAATTTTGTTGATCCACCAGGAACTTTTGCTAAAACTTTTTTTAAATTAAAAACTAACGTATCTGACAATGTATATGCTTC